AATAAAATTAAAAATTTGCAGGCTTGAACGAAAATTACAACAATTAGAAGATGACGGAACAGTAATTGATTCAGTTAGTGGCGGTGAAGGTGGCACAAGGCATTACAAAGTTGAAGGTATTCCGCTTCCGGCATACAGCAAGACTAAAACTGCACTACACTTAAGAAAGTCAACTTTAGAAAACCTTATGGCAGAATTAGAGATGCAAAAGGCAGAGGTGGAGGCGTTTGTATCAACAATCGAGGATTCGCAAATGCGCAGAATAATAAGATTTAGATTTTTTGAACGTATGCCTTGGAAGTATGTTGCTATCAAAATTGGTGGTGGAAATACGGAGGATGGTGTAAAAAAAGCGTTCCAAAGATTTATGAAAGATTAAAGTTGTCCCAAATGTCCCATTTTTTTTTGATATTATTAAACTAGAAAAATTATCCATAAAAAACATGAACAGAAAGGCGCTTGGCTTTTAGCCGAGTGTCTTTTTTATGCAAGGAATTTATATGAAGGAAAACAATGAGATTATTACCATTGATTGTCCTGAATGTGGCAATCCGGTAATGAAATATAACACAAAGGACACGTTGCCAATAGAAGCAATGTGTAAAAAATGTCGAAGGATTGTTCAATATAATCCTACTCGCCTTGGAAAAACAACAAAATTTATCAAAAAGCCAAAGCGAAATACTTCTAGTGGAGTGAGGTTTTATTAAATGTGGAAATATTGTGGTAAAAATATACGTCCATTTACGGCATTAACAGGATGCAGGTTTGGGCGACAGATTATAACAACAAATGCTGGAAGAATAGGCGCAAGTAATGTTGTTAAAGAATTAAATAATGCTTTACCTATACACAACCAAAACGCAAAAGAGATTGATTATCTGGATAGATATTACAGAGGCGACCAGCCGATATTGTATCGGAGAAAAACAACTCGTCCAGAGGTCAACAACAAGATTGTTGAAAACCTTGCTTATATGATTGTGGAGACCAAAACCGCAGAAATTGTAGGAGAACCAATACAATACATTCTTAATTGCGTTGATGATAACAAGTCAAAGCAAGTTGAAAAGTTAAATGTAATGTTGGATGAAGAGGATAAGCATTATTACGATATTGAATTAAAGAGATGGTCTTCAATATGTGGTACAGCTTACCGCTTTATTGGAAATGATGAAGGAAAAGGCAGATTGCTTGATAATTCGCCATTTTATTTGTCAACAGAAGACCCAAGATATACGTTTATGGTGTATTTTCCAAACGGTAAAGAGGCTTTTTCTTGTCAGATTAGAGAAAATGAAGATGGAGATACCGTGTATTACATATACACCAATGCAGAATATTTTATCATCTGTAATAATGAAATTATTGACAGTGGATTAAATGGTAATGGTGCAATTCCGGTAGTTGAATACCCAAATAACAGCCGTCGATTATCCGACATTGAGATAACAATAACAATGACAGATGAAATCAACAAAATGGCATCTGACAGAGTTAATGGTATTGAACAATTTGTATCATCGTGGGTTAAATTTATCAATTGCGAAGTTGATGAAGATAGTTTTTTAGCGATGAGGCAAGAGGGAGCATTGGTTGTTAAATCAAATGAAGGTAATAACAATGCTGACGTTGACATTATTACATCGGAATTAAATCAGACAGAAAGTCAGGTTGCAGTATCAGACCAATATGAAAAGTTGCTTGTTATCCAAGGTATGGCAAGCCGACAGGAGAATACTGGTGGAGATACGCAGGGAGCTGTCGAATTAAGAAATGGACATTATGATTCTGAAAAGAGAGCCGAATTATCCGAACCTGTTTGGAAGAGAGCAGAAAGACAATCTTTGAGATTGATTTTGAATAGATTAAGGATAATGCAAAGTTCAGAGTTTGATTTAATGGCAAGTGATGTTGAAATCCATATTTCACGTTCAAAATTAGACAATATGCAGGTTAAAGCACAGGTATTACAAATGCTTTTGAATTGTGGCATAGAGGAGAGCATTGCTATTAAGGTCGTGGGATTATTTAGCGACGCAGAGAGGACATATCTCGCAAGTAAGGATAGAATGTCAGTGTTATATCCCAAAAACGCCGATACAAGCCAAAAACAAAAGGAAAACAAAGTGAGTGTTGAGTAAATCAATACTCCTTTTTTTATAAAAATTTTGCACCTATGCGTTAAATAGGAGAAAGTCACAGCGGAACGACCCGCGAGAACAAAGTGTAGTGAATTGGAGGTAATTTATGACAAGAGAAGAAGCAAAAAAGAACCTGATAGCAGTTGGTATTGAAAATCCAACAGATGAAGCAATAACACAATATCTTAATCAGGTAAATGGAGCAACTAAAAAGGAAAGAGATAAGGCGGATGCCTTTAAAGCCAAAGCAGATAAGGCGGATGAGTTACAGACCAAACTTGATGAATTGGAGAACCAAAACCTAAGCGATATTGAAAAAGCCAACAAGGAACGTGATGACGCAATTGAAAGAGAGCAGAAAGCCCAAAGAACTATAAAAGAGATGGAAACACGTACCAAATTGGCTGAAAAAGGTATTACAGGTGAATATGCCGATAAACTCGTTGAAAATTTTAATGGTGGAGCGCTTGATGTTGAAACTCTTGCACAAATTATTTCAGATAGAGAAACAGCAGCAGTAGCAAAAGCAAAGCAGGACGCCCTAAAAGACACACCTAATCCTACAGGTGGAAAAGGAAAAGGTGGCGAAGGAGAAAGCCAAGGCGCTGCTTATGCAAAAAAATATACTCAAAAATATGTAATTGAAAATTAGGAGGTAAGAAAATGGCTTATATGAGAACAGAAGTTTATAGCACAGATAGAAACATCTTGGCTAGTGAAGTTGGATTAGTTCAAAAGACAAAGCAAGCGTTAAAGTCTATGGCAACAAAGAATGAAGAGGATAAATATATTCTTGCACAGGGAACTATTTTCCCTTCAAACGATTCAAAAGCAGAGGGTATCGTATTTGAAAGTGTTGATATGACATATTTCGATAAGAAACCAATATCTGTAATTGTTGCAGGTAGAATTATTGAGAAAAATTTACCAGTAACTGTATCAGCAGAAGCAAAAACAGCACTCAAAGCGAGTGGAATTTACTTTGAATAAGGAGGAATTAAACAATGCCTAATGTATTAGAAATGATTTCAGATCAGGATAGATTGGATTTTGCACAAAATTATTCAATTGAAAGAAACTACGTTGGAGATAGACTTTTCCCGGACGTTAAAACAGAGAATTTAGAAGCAGAATACGAAAGACTGTCAGAGGGTATGGACTTGCCAACAGCAGCAAGTGTTCACGCTTTCGATTCAGAAGCTGCAATTGGTGTTAGACCAGCATTTGAAAGGGTAACAACTGAAAAGTTACTGATTAAGGAAAAAATTAATCAGTCTGAAAGATTAAGACTTTTACTTAACCATGGCGTTAGTGAAAGTAATTTAATTGGATATGTTTTCGATGATATGGGAAGACTTGCCGATTCGGTTAAGACAAGAACAGAAATCGCAAAGATGGATGTAATGTCTACAGGTCAAATGGCAATCAAAGAAAATGGTCTTGATTTTACCATTGACTTTGGTGTTAACAAAAAGAAAACACTTGTAGGATGGGAAGACCCTGAACACGACATTTTAGGTGATATTGCCGATATGGTTCAAATGGCATTAGATGCAGGATATGTTGTTAATGCTGCAATGCTTTCAACAAAGATGCGTAACTATATGCTTAAGAATAATGGCATTAACAAAATGGTTAATGGTGTGAATTATGCAGGAATGGTTGTTACTCCGGTACAGCTTGATAATCTGCTTAATATTTTACACGGAATTACATTAACAATTAATGATGACCTTTATGGTGTTGCATCAGCAGACAACAAGACCAGAACATCCAAGAGATTTTTCCCTGACAATGTTTTCACATTATACATTGCAGGAAATGGTGGAAGAATTGGTACAGGTCTTTGGGGTGTAACTCCGGAAGAGGATGCCCAGGGTGCATTTACTGATATGTCCGAAAAGCAGTTTATTACAATTAGTCAGTGGGCTACACAAGACCCTGTTGCTGAATGGACTAAAGCTAGTGGTGTATTTATTCCGGTATTACCAAATCCATATGGAGTTGTTATCGGAACATTATCAACAAACGGACAGACAGGTCTTGATAACTTATTTGTAACAAGCGTTGCAGGAACTAAAGTAGGCGATACAAAGATCACTGTATCTCCAGCATTAGCAGAAGGACATAGTTATAAGTATAAGGTGGCAGATGATTGTACAATGCCAGCTTATTTAGGAAGCGTTAAGTCATATCCGGCTTGGGATGGAAAGGCAGATATTACAGCTGCTTCAAACAAAGAAATCTTAATAGTTGAATGTGACGAACACTATAGAGCTGTTAAGGCAGGAATTGCCAAGGTAACATCAAAAGTATCATAAGAAACCATAAGGTTGAAATTGCCCCCTCGAAATTCGAGGGGGTTTTGTTATAAGGAGATAAATGATGATTAGAGAAGAAATAACTCAAAGAACAATTGAATATCTAAACGATACAGATTTTAAAGGGGAAAAACCTTCTCTAATGATTGTTGATTTCGTGATACAGAAATTTAAAGAACACAGACATTATCCTTCAAGTTTTAGTGAAGAAAAAGTTGAAAAGGATATGGAGAAGTACATACCAATAATGGCTATGGCTGTTGTTGATTTAATGTGCAAAGAAGGAGCAGAAGGAGAAATATCACATTCTGAAAACGGTGTTAACAGAGAATACGAGAATGCTTATATTTCAAAATCAATTTTTAGCAATATATTGCCATATGTTGGCATTTTATAAAGAAGATTGTGCGTAGTCGTAGATGGCTGCAG